ATAAAAGTACATTGTGATGAAATTAGGAGGATAGTTGATGAATAAAAAAGAATGGGAAAAACATAGTAGATGGCTCGATTCTTTCAGAGGAACTATTATTTATGACAGTGGAGAAAAAGATAAAAAAAAGAAAAAAGACATTAAAAAAACCAAAAGTAAAAAAAATAGTTAGTGGTTATTATTTTGATGGAAAAAAATTAATAACTTTATATGAAAAAAGAACATAAAAAAAGATTCGATAAATTAAAGCAAATAGGTTGTATTGCTTGTAAACAATCAGGTAAATTTTCTGATCCTATAATACATCATATTCGGAAACATACGGGAATGGGATTGAGACCAAGTCATGATGATACGATTCCATTATGCCCTAGACATCATAATATGGGAAATCAGTCAGTTCATCTAAATAAAAAATTATTCGAGTCTTTGTTCGGAACAGAGCTTGAATTATTAAAAGAAACTAATATAGAAATAATAAAACTAGAAAGGACGGATATATTTTATGGAGGAATCAAAGAATAAGTTTCACGCATTGCAATTATTCACAGATACATTTGCCGCTGAAACAGTACATCTTACAAATGAACAAGTAGGGATCTATATAAGGTTATTATGTTTTGCTTGGACAAAAAATGCAAAACCTTTTACATCAGAATCAGCATATAGGATTTGTCAATGTAGAGACGAAAATTGCGAAATCAAAGTTGCTGAAATTTTAGAAGAATTTTTTAAAGTTGAAACTGGTAAAGGTTGGACTCATAAAAGATTAACAGCAGAACATGAATATTTGACAGCAAAATATAAGAAAAGATCGGAGTCAGGCAGAAAAGGCGGTCTTGCTAGAAGCAAAAACCAAGCACCTATACCTATACCTAGTCCTATACCTAATAATAATAAATATGATCCTGTCTTTGAGAATCTTTGGAGTAGTTTGAATAGAAAAAAAGGTTCAAAATTTCAAGCTCATAAAATTTGGCTAAAATTATGGTCTAAAGGTATTTTAAAAGAAACAGATACGCCAGAGCTCATTAATGCATACAATAATCAAACTAAAAATATACAAGATGACACATTTATACCACATTTTACGACATGGCTAAATCAACATAGATGGGAAAATGAAGAAAAACAACAAATTCCAGATTTAGTAAAAAGATTAGAAGATTTAGGATATGTGCACTATGCTAGAGATGGAAATATACAAAAATTTATGAAAGATGGAAAATATTATAAAGTTGATGTATATGATGAAAAACATCAAATAGTAATAGATAATGAAAAAGAAAAAAGCGAAATACAGGCACATTGAAATCAATAAAAAGAAATACTACTTTTATTCTATATTATGGCTCGATATTTTAGGCGATTCAGGTCATGCTTCAGAAAAAGAGTTTAAAGCTATGAAACCAGCTCAAATGACAACTAATGCTTATGTATTTAGTAAAGATAAAAAAGAATTAAAAACTTTTTCTAGCTTTGATGATGAAACTTTTTCTGATAGAAACGTATTTCCTATAGGCTGTATTGTAAAAATGGAAAAAATTCTTTTATGAAGATTGAATTAATACCTTTAGAATCTTTGACACCTTACATAAATAATCCACGAAAAAGTCTTAATGTTGACAAAGTTGCGGCATCAATTAAAGAATTTGGATTTCAACAACCTATTGTAATAAATGCAGATAAAACTATTCTTGCTGGACATACTAGATATTTCGCATCTAAAAAATTAGAATTAAAACAAGTTCCATGTGTCATAGCTGAATTAAATGATACTAAACAAAAAGCATATAGAATAGCTGATAATAGAGTTTCGGAAGATAATCAGTGGGATTTTCCATTACTAAATTTAGAAATAGAAGATTTAAAAAAAGATAATTTTAGTTTGCCTGTATTAGGTTTTACAGAAGAAGAATTAAAAAAATTTATGTCAGTAGATACATTCAATCCTACTGATAAAGACGATCAATCAGATATAGACGAAGCATCTGAAAAATGCGAAACTTGTGGACAAACATTACCTAAATAAAGATTTATATATTGATTATTGTTCACAGAAAGCTAGTGAATATTCTGTGTATAAATGGCATTATTCAAAACGAATGCCTAAATCTAAATTAGTAAGATTTGGAGTATGGGAAAAAGGCGAATTTAAAGGATCTGTTATATATGGATTAGGTGCTAATCCTAAATCAGGTGCATTTTTACAAGTTTCTAATTTCGAATGTCCAGAATTAGTAAGAGTAGCATTAGCTCAACATAAAAACCCTGTATCTAAAATAGTCTCATATACATTAAAAAAATTAAAAAAAGATTATCCTAAATTGAAAGCAGTAGTATCTTATGCGGATCCAGAACAAGATCATAAAGGTAAAATATATCAAGCTATGAATTGGTATTATATTGGCGAAACATCTAAAGCTAAAGTTTATATTGTGAATGATAAAGAAGTTCATAGTAAAACAATTTCAGATAGAATAAGATTTAAGAAATTAGATAAAAATCACAACTTAGACTATAAAATTACTAAAGGTAAATATAAATACGTTTACTTATTTGATAAGAAGTTATTTAATTTAATAAGAGATAAGATACAAAAATATCCTGCGTGAGCTTTAGAAAGGTTTATTGATACCCTCAATAAATAAGGTGGTGCGATTCCAACCCTCACGCTCCATATTGCAATTATCTTAAAAAAGACATAAAAAGGACAAAATGGCAAGACCAATTAAAAGAGTAGATGTAGAAACTATAAAGAAATTAGCGCAATTGCACTGCACGTATCAAGAAATTGCAGAGTTTGTAGGTGTATCAACAAAGACATTACAGAGGAGTTATGTCCACTATATAAAAAAGGGACGAGAGCTGGGCAAAATAAGTTTAAGAAAAGCACAATTCGAGAAAGCTTTAGGAGGTTCAGTTCCAATGATGATATGGCTTGGTAAACAACATTTAGATCAGAAAGATAAGATAGAGCAAACTAATTACAATGAGCCATTGCCATTGATTATAGAAGCTAAAGATGTCAAAGAAAAAAGGTAATATATTTGGCAAAACAGTTCAGTATGAAAAAAAGCATAAAGGCACTTCAATAGGAAGAATCACTAGCAGATCAAAAGTTAAGACAATGAATAAATCTAAACGACAAGGCAGATCTAAAAAACAAATGCGATATAGAGGACAAGGCAAATGAACAAAAGATCATTATTCTATTTTAATGGAGAAATAATTCCAAATCGTATGCCACAAGATTTTAGAAAAGCACAAGGCAAAGAAGCATGTGGCAATTGTGGAATGTATTCTAATAGAAGATCCTATTGTGGCATTTTTAGAGAGTTTAGAGTCAAAGATATTTATGTTTGTGATAAATGGAGACAAAGACATTTTCAAAGATAATGGAATTAATTTTACTTAATGATGGTTTATATAGTTTAGTATCTGTTACGAAAGAAATGATGAAAGATATTAAAATTATGGAAGAAGTGAATTGTTTTGATCTATGTGATATTTTAAGATTACATTTAACAATTTATTATGAACCACCTTTTAATGTTCATGTGATGAAAGATGGCTCTGGCGATTTTTATGGGTGCATTTGTAGATAATTAATGTTATTTACTTTGTATGGCAAAATACAAAGGCAGATCTGTTAAATTAAATAAACCATTTAGAACACCTGGTAAATCTAAAAAATTTGGTGTTTATGTGCGAAATAATAGAACGAATAGAGTTCAAGTAGTTAGATTCGGAGATCCTAACTTATCAATTAAAAAAAATAATCCTACTAGACAAAGAATGTTTTTTGCAAGGTTTCGTCCTATATTAGCGAAAGTAAAAGGGCAGAAATCTTTGAGTCCTGCATTTTGGAGCATGAAAGCATGGCGGAAAGGTTTTAACATATGAGCAAACCATTAAATATTTCTGAAGAAGCAAAAGTGCAAATGCCATTCAAGACAGTTGCTAGTCTTATAATAATCGTAGCTCTTGGAACAATGGGCTATTTTCAAATGGTTGAAAGATTAAATATTACAGACACTAGATTACAATTAATGGAAAAAGATTTAGAAGAAAATACAGAATTTAGAATAAAATGGCCTAGAGGACAACTTGGTTCACTTCCAGCAGATAGTGAGCAGTTTATGATGATTGAGGATCTTTATAAGACTACAGATAAATTAAATAAACATATTGAAGAAATGGCACTAAATAAAGTTAATATAGAATTTTTAAGAAAACAAATGGACAAAGTTTTAGAAGATATTGAAAAATTAAAAGATGCTAATAGAGAAATAAAATACACAAATGGTAATCAACAATGATCGAATCAGTTATAGCTTTGTTAATGTTTGTAAATGGAGAGATTAAGGAACATAGAATACAAGAGTCGATGGCTATGTGTTTACGAGGTAAGCGTGAAGCAGAACGAACTTATTCAGAATCAGTAACTTATAAATGCTATCGTGGTAAAGCTGAAACAGAAATCTATATGGGGGAAAAGTCTATCAAAGCTTTAATATTAGAATGACAAAATCAGAAATCATAAAAAAATTAGGTTTAATTAATAAACTAAAAAATGAACTTAAACATAGAGGAAATAGTGATCTTGAAGTTAGAATTTTAATATTAGAAAAAGAAATAGATACATTGAAAGCAGTAATAGACTTAAAAGATTTAGAGATAACTACATTAACAAATAATCTAAAAAAAATTAAAGATAATCATAATAAAAAAGTTACTGAAAAATTTCTTGATGATATAGCTAACAATACTCCTAATGATGGTCAATTTGAATGAAATTTATATTAACTCTTTTAATGTGTTCTATTGTAGATGGTAAAACTACATGTCTTCCTCCCTTTCAATCCGAAGTAGAATATGTTGATGCTTATGAGTGTATGCTAGATGGATATACAGAATCATATAATAAAATTGTAGAACTAGGCAGAGAAGATGTTAATCAGTATAAGATTTATATAAAATTTGGATGTCATGAAAATCAGCCTAACAAGACCGCAGTTAGCAGTATCAAAATCAGATAATAGATTCAGAGTTTTAATATCAGGCAGAAGATTCGGAAAAACTTTTTTATGTATTACTGAAATGATGAAATATGCTTGTCAGGTAAATAAAAATATATGGTATGTAGCACCTACATTTAAAATGGCTAGAGAAATTGTATGGTCTAAATTAAAACAAATGCTACATGATTTTAATTGGATTGATTCTATTAATGAAACAAATCTATCTATTAAAGTAAAAAAGACAGGAAGTATTATATCATTAAAAGGTTGTGAAAATTATGATGCTCTTCGTGGAGTAGGATTAGATTTTTTAATATTAGATGAATTTGCAGATATAGAAGAAAAGGCATGGACAGAAGTATTAAGAGCTTCTGTTGCAGATACACTTGGTCATGTGTTAATGTGTGGATCTCCTAAAGGTTATGGTAATTGGTCCTATAGAATGTATTTAAAAGGACAAGGCGAAGATAAAGAATGGAAAAGTTTTCAATATACAACTCTTCAAGGTGGAATGGTTTCTGAACAAGAATTAGATCAAGCTAAACAAGATGTAGATATAAGAACTTATAGACAAGAATTTGAAGGCACTTTCGAAAATTATGCTGGATCAGTTTACTATAATTTCCACCCTGTTGAAAATGTCAAGCATAGCAATATAGATTGGTCAAAACCTTTACATATCGGATTAGATTTTAACGTAGATCCTATGTCAGCTTCTGTATGTCAAATAGAAAAAGATAT